CTCACGTACGGTTCTTAGGGGAGAAGGGGGCAGTAATGCCCTTGACTTACCCGATATAGAACGTAAGGACTTTGAGTCACTTACCGAAAAGCAAAAGTCTTCGATCAAAAGCATATCCACCAAAATGTTAAAGAAAAATGTCGGAACTAATGAAGATCCCGAAATTATAGATGTGGAATATGTTAAGGTCGAATTATATGATAAGATTAAAGCTATAGAGCGTATTTGCAAGATGCTCGGATATGACGAACCAACCGTTTTGGATTTAAGAAATGCCCTTGTCCAGATTGATACTGGTATTGATTAATGTTCTATATTTAAGATTTGCATTTGCTTTGTTAGAAAAATATCGGGGTTTATAATTTTATTTATGTTCTAAATTTTATATTTTGTGGATAAGAAGATAATAAGCTATAGGAGGTTCAATCCCAATTTTCATCATTTAAGAGTTGCTCTTAAGAATGATGACAATAGGTTTATCTTCCTATACGGTGGATCTTCTTCTGCTAAATCTTTTTCGATTTCGCAAGCTATTGTGTTGGAGTGTATTGAGAATGGATATAACACGATGGTGTTTAGAAAAACTGGAGCTACTATATCGGATAGTATATATAAGAGTATTCAGGAGGCTATAGGAGGCTTAAAACTTGGCGCATTCTTTAAGCCGGTAGAGGGGCAGATAAGGTGCTTTAATGGTTCATATATCACTTTCAAAGGCTTGGATGACCCCGAAAAAATAAAAGGCCTTGAAAGTTACCAATATGTATTCTGCGAAGAAATATCCGAATTTGATGAAAGTGACTTTAAGCAGATAAGGAAGCGCCTTAGAGGTAGGAAGGGACAAAAGATCATTGCTGCATTTAACCCCATATCCGAAGACCACTGGATTAAGAAGAATATATTTGAGCAGGAGAAATTGGTGGAAGTTGACAATCATCTTTACGGGAAATTAAAAGATAATCTAACAGGGAAGATATTAAAAAAAGAATATTCTGAAATCGCCCAGAAATGGACTAATTCCGCTAAGTTAATATTTAATCCTCGAACAAAAGAATACGATACACATAACCCTGATATGGTGATTATGCGGTCTACTTATCTTAATAATTTCTGGGTAGTAGGTTCTCCGGATGGGAGCTATGGTTTTTATGATGCCCAAGTGATAGCCGACTTTGAAAAAGATAAACTAAATGATTACGCGTATTATCAAGTATATGCACTGGGGGAATGGGGAACCATTAAGACCGGAGGGGAGTTCTTCAGAAACTTCGAGATTGGTAAGCACGTCGGCCGTTGCGAGTACGATGACCGTTATCCTATCCATATAACTATAGACAACAATGTGCTACCATATATATCAATCGGATTCTGGCAAATTATTACGGGCGATGTGAATAGGGCAAGACAGGTTCACGAGATACCGGCAGAAGATCCTTTCAATACAGCATCTAAGGCTTCTGAGGCAGCGGTGGAATACCTCGAGGATATTGGTTATAACGACAAGGTGTATCTATATGGGGATGTGTCGACAAAGAGCGGTAATACAATCGATGATGATAAACTCTCTTTTTTTGACAAATTTAAGGATGGTCTGGAAAAATCATTTGTCGTCGAAGAGAGGATGCCCAGAGTAAATCCATCTGTCGCCATGTCGGGGGAATTTATCAATGCCATTTATGCTGGCGCTATAAAAAGTATAGATATTAGAATAGATGAAAGTTGCAAGATTTCGATAAATGACTACTCTCGTGTCAAGAAGGATGTGAACGGAGCGATCTTGAAACAGAGGGTTAAAAATAAAGATACGGGGCAGACATATGAGCAATACGGCCATTTTAGTGATACGAAGCGATATTTTATAACGGAGGCTTTTAATAAAGAGTACACGAAGTTTTCTCTTAGAAGAAGTAGAAATAAGATTTCTGAGACCTCTATAAAGTATTATGACAAGTCAAAGGTCGACTTGTCTGAAGGATATGGCATGGTCGAAATCAACCCTTCCATCAATTCGCAATCCGTGTTTGTCAGGGTTATATTTAAAGATAACAAATGCTATGTCACAAGGGCAATGTTATCTGATACCATTATAGATGAGCTTGAGGTATCCTCGTTGATTGTTTCAGGTGATAGAGTTCAGGTGGAATGCGATCCTTCACTTGCGGCCTATGTCAAAAATTTAAAGGATCATGTCCAAGATGTTAGAGGCAGAAAGCCTTTCCATGATCCTCAAAAAAGGATATCTGCTCATATCGATTATATCCAGAACAACATATTCATCCCAAGTGATTATGATACGGATATTCTTTTTGAAGCGTTTATTGAAAACATCCTTGACTACAAGGATAAGAATAACATAGAAGCTATAAATTCATTAGCGGCATTATCAGAAAGGGTTAAGAGGGGCTTATATGTCGGATAGATTTTATTCTTAATTGTTTGTTCATCTAAAAATAAGCACTATATTTGTAGCATATAAAAGAAAATAAAGAGCCTAAGAGCCATTCTCAGTAGAAATACTGGGGATGGCTCTTTTTGTTTGTACAAAAATGAAATATCCTTTATTACAAAAACTTGCTTTTTGGAAATCTAACTGGAATAGCAGTTCGAAATCTTTTTCTATGGTAGGTAATGTGAATGCCGTAGAAAAAGATCAAGCAGGGAACATTTGGTATATAAATGCATTATCAAAAGGACTACAACAAATTATTGGTGGCAAATCTGACGTTTTTGATATGCTTAACCTTGCTGACAAAAGAAAGGCCTTAATAGCCTGCACTCCTTTTGCAACTGTTGTTGAGAGATGTGGTTCTATGTTTTCTAACGGGCGATTTTATGTGACGGATAAAGAGGATAATGAGCATTTGGATGGAGATAATAAATACAATAAGATAAGGACCTTGCTTAAACAGCCTAACCCAATTCAAAGTGGAAAGCAATTTAATAAGCAGGTTGAAATCACCCTCAAAACTTTTGGCTTTTGCCCTATTTATACATTTAGAGCTTTGAGATCTGAAATACCGGTTTCGATGTGGATTATTCCCCCTGAGCTTTTCCACGCTGAAGTAGATGTTAACATATGGAAGAAATCAAGATTAGAGGAAGTTATAAAAAAGGCATGGATTGAATGGGGGAGTGAGAATATCTATATAGAGAGTGATGAATATTTTGTTGTATCTGATGCGAGTGCTAATATTAATGTAACTGAAAAAGAGTTGTCTTATATCCATATAACAGACTCTCTTACTAGGCCGGTTAACAATTGGATTGCTCAAATGATTGCAAGAGGCACATTGATCGTTGATGGTGGTCCAAAAGGCGTATTGTGTAACGATGCCAATGGTGATATATATGGGGATAATTCTCTTACCCCAGGAGAGATTGAAAAACTAAACGAAAGTTTTAAACGTAAATATGGTGTTGTAGGTAAACTTTTTTCAGTCCTTGTTACTACCGCAAATGTAAAATGGGTTCCAATTACGGGCAATTCGGAAGATTTAAAATTATATCAAGAAGATAAAGAGTGTCGCAATACCATCTGCAATTCATTAGGGATAAATCCTAATGTTTTGATATCAGATAGCACATACGACAATCAGAACGGGGCAAAACGAGATGCCTATCAAGACTTGATCATACCTGATTCTGAGAATTATTGCGAAGCCCTAACAAGGGCTATAGTAGGGGATGATGAGATAATTATAAGATTGGATTATTCTCATATATCCGTGCTCCAGGAAGATAAGAAAAGTGCTGCAAGTGCTTTATCTCTTGCTTCTAATGCGGTTCGTAATTTATACAATGATGGTATCATAACATTGTCCGAATCCAGGAAAGAAGTAGCTAATTATATAGATATAGATCCGGACAATCCTGAAGGTGACTTTAAACAAGAATCTCAATCAATAGAAAATAATATACATAATGGCACACAAATTGAAAACTAAGAAAAAAGAATCGATAGGAATGCAGTATAAGGCTTTTTCTTTTGAGACCAAAGATATAACGATCAATTCTGAGAGTCGCAGAATTTCTGGATATGCTGCTATTTTTGGGAACAAGGATAAAGCTGGCGATATCTTAATAAAAGGATGTTTCTCAAAAAGTATACAAGAAAGAGGGCCTCAAAGTAATGCAAATGATAAGATCATCCACCTATGGATGCATAACATGAATGAACCGGTAGGTAAAATTGTTACATTAATTGAGGATGATAAAGGATTATATTTTGAGGCAGATATTGATAAAATTGATTTAGGGGATAGAGAAATTACCCAGCTAGAATCTGGCACAATCAATCAATTTTCTATCGGCTATTCTTACGTTTGGGACAAAGTAGACTATGATTCGGAGAAAGATGCCTTTATTGTAAAAGAAGTCGTATTGTATGAAATATCTGCTGTTTCTATAGGTTGTAATGGAGAAACTTATTATACAGGTTTAAAAACTGTGGAAGAAGTAGAAGATAAAGTTATTGAACTACATAGCGAAATTGAAAATAGTTTGCAGGGATTATCCATTAAAAAGAAAACAGAAATATTGGGCTTATTCTCAAAGTTTAAGGCACTTATGCTAATCAAGCCGGAGGAAGATATGAAAAGTAGGCTTCGTTCACTTGCACAAGATCAAGCCGCCGTAAACCCAAAGAAAAGCTTATTCCATAATGTGAAATTTAAATAACAACTAAAAGAAGTAGAAAGATGAGAAAGTATTTAAGAGTACTGTTTCAAAACAGCATGAGAGGAAGAAAAGAAAGATTTAAACTTTCCTGTTCTTTATTTGCAATTATGGCATTGTCACTAATTGCGGTATTTACTCTTGCAGCTAATCCTGTGGCTGGTGGTGTGTTGTTGTCTGGTCTTGGTTTAATGGCTTTTATCGACGAATCTACGCTTGATGATGATCAGAAAAAGTTTTTCAAGGGGCTGGATGACAAACTGGAAGAGTTGAATGTGAAGTTTTTGAAAGACGAGCTAGGAAAACCGGAATATCTCAAGCAGATTAACGATTTGATAAATGAGTTCAAGCAATTGAATGAAAAGAACATGTCGGATAAGATTGATAAGAAAGACTTTGAAAACTTCAAGAAAGAGGTTTGTGAACAGCTTGTTAGAATCAAAGGAGCTATGGATAAAACCCCGTCTGGAGAATTTCGTTTAAAATCAATAGATGAGCAGATCCGGGAACAGGTGAAAGAATATATCACAAAAGATCAAAGCGGAAGAGAAATGGTGGACTTAAAGGCGGCTTGCAAATCTTCTCCTGGCTATAAAAAACAATTTAATCTTGTTGTTAAGGCTAATACGCCTATAACATCAACTGTGACGGCCGCATCCGGTGTGACGCTGAGTCCTGGAGTTGTATTTGATCCTACTATTTCCGCGCCGCCTATGGCTGAAAGCGAAATCAGACAATTCGCTAATGTCGCGACTATCAATGCTCGGACATTGGTATATACAGAGCTTAAGGATTCTACAGGAGATGCCGAATGGGTTCCTGAAGGCGGATTAAAGCCTTCAATGACTGCAACAATCAAGGAAGTTGTTGTTAATGCAGGGAAGGTGGCATTGACAGCTACGCTGACGGAAGAAACATTAACTGATCTTCCCCAGTTAGTGGCAGAGGTTCAAGCTGAAATTATTAATAAAATCGGTATTGAAGAGGAAAATGGGATTTTATATGGTTCTGGCTCTGATGGAGAAATAAAAGGTGTTTTCACAGATATCTCCGAATATTCATTAACCAGTATCAAGGTGGACAAACCGAACAACTTTGATGCTATTATAGCAGCTTATACACAAGTTGTTTCGACATCTAAAATGAATTATGCTCCAAATGTCGTCCGCGTTAATCCTATTGATTTGGCGAATATGAAGCTGACAAAAGATGCTAATGGCCAGTATCTCTTCCCGCCTTTTACATTACAGGATGGATCTCTTATTTCGGGAGTCCAGATCCGGCCATCCACTTCCATCACGGAAGGTGAATTTGTATTGGGCGATTTTAGATATCTGAACATCCGTGACTATGTAGGATTATCTATTACGTTCGGTTGGGTCAATGACGATTTCCAGAAGAACCAAGTGACAATGATCGGCGAAAAAAGATTGTTGGCTTATATTAAGTCGAATTACAAGACTGCATTCGTCAAGGGTTCTTATGCCACTATCAAAGAAGCTATTGATTCATCTAAAGAAATAGGAGGTTAATATAATGAAAAGAGGAAAAGTAAATAAAAATGATGCAAAGAGTTACAGGTTTGAACCTTCGGATGTATATGAAGTTACCTATATTAAGGCTAAACATCATGAAATCGGAGATAAAGATTATGTGTCTCTTCCTGTCGCAATCATGTTCATAAATGAGGGTAAAATAGCCTCTACTCCTGAAATAGAAGAGGCTATTGCAAAATATGGCATGAGCGGCTTGATCAAATCAAAAAATAAAAAACAGTAAATCATGCTTATAGATGAGACATTTTTCACAGGTGAACTTCATATAGAAGGAGTGATTTCGTATACTGGCGTGCCATCAAAGACTAATGAGGCTTCCAATTACGAACTTAAGTCCTTGATTGCTCAATATGAACTTGAATTTTATCATAAAATATTAGGTTATGATAATGCAAAAAAGTTTGTTGGGTATATCGAAAGTGGAGAAGGCGAAGAAAAATGGGATAATCTAAAAAACATGTTGGTCGAACAGGTAGGTAATCGGAAGGTATCTCCGGTTGCCTACTATGTATTCTTCTTCTATCTGAGAAAAAATCAAACACAGGCTACGCCTATTGGCAATGTCGAGGAAAGCTCTTCCAATAAAATTTCGCCATGTAATATCAAAATGATAAACGCATGGAATCAGATGGCCTATATGAATAGGTATATATCTGATTATCTATATGATCATAGAGATGATTATGGCGGATATTTTTTTGATGAGCATTTACTGGAATTTATGAATAAGATGGGGATATGATAAATATCGTAGATATATTCAAGGATATTAGCCGTAATACTTCTATAAGTGTTGGGATAGAAATAAATTTCCTATTTGGGGAATGGGCGCAAATAGCACGGGAAATGGAGATATTAAGCAAATCCCCTATCACTGAATCGGGCAAATGGCCACTTCTTGCTCTTTTTACCCCATTTGAAGAAGATAAAGGCGATCCCGATCTATATTGTAAAGCAAATATTGACCTGATGATAGCTACTCGCACGTTATCTGATTATACCAATGATCAGAGGCTTGCTATTTCTTACAAAGAAATCCTACATCCTGTTTACGAACATTTTATTTTAGAATTAGCCAAAGACCAAAGGTTTGATTTTGGATCTAAAAATGTCGTGCCGCACCGGTATGTGGATAATATGAGGTATGGCAGTCGAGGGGTTTATGGTTCTGACGGGAAAAAGCCTTTTGCGGATTTATTTGACGGAATAGATATATTGGATTTGGAGATAAAAGTAAAGAAACCTAATTGTAGATAAAAATGAAAAAGTACAGAGATTGCGGAAGCGAGATATTTAATACGGGATCAAGCAAATGTCCGTTTGTTCCGGATTATGTAAAAGTGATCATTCTGACACCGGAAGATATGGTGATAAAAGATGATGAACTGGAAGAAAAAATAGAAGAAATGATTCATGCGAACCGTCCGGGGCGTATCTATCCTATAGGACCTATCGCGGAATATGCACCAAGTGGTGGTGAGGCCCAAACGTCTAAACAAGGATATGGTCCTTCTCAAATTACTTCTTACTCGGAGCTTGTTGAAGCCTGGACGCTTGAAAATTATGATGAAGGACTGTTGGCGAATTTAATGAAGCTTAAAAACGAAAGAATGAGAGCTTTATTTGTGGATAAAAATAACGTTGTTTATGGTCAGTATGACACAGATACTACTATTAAAGGCTATCTGATGTCTTCTATTTATCCTTCATCAGTACAACGATTTAAAACGAGTGGAGATAATGCATCTATGGCGGTTAGCCTGGTGTATGATGATGTAGAAAAGGCTTGGATGGAAACCAAATCTCTTCAGGGGGAAACGGATTTGGTTGAAAAAGCCAAAGGGCTAGTGTGGGTAGATGTCGTAAAAGTAGGTGATAGTGGATCTAATTATAAGGTAGTTGAACATTATGGCAAATATGATTTGACGACAGCCTATGGGACTTTGCTTGGAAAGACAGAAGGAGTGTGGGGGGATAGTGTTAGTGCAGCCCAATACAATTCTGCTGATGGGACATTGAGTCTAACAAGTGAAAGTACACCTGCATTGTTAAGCCCAGAGCAGCTGCTTACTGCTGGTATTAAAGGTATTGAGCAATGGAAGTCGTAATGAATGGAGTTTCTTTTAATCGGGATTTATGTTCTAAAATGACAAAAAAACAATTTTTGGAAGCCCATGAAAAATCTTGTTTTTTAGATCGTAATATCGAAGATAGAAGAAAAATTCTAACGGATGTTTATAGCATTATAAAAGGTAAATCAGTTGCAAACGAGGGGCTTTATTAGGCCCCTCTGTGTTTTAATATGGGTACTATAGCGGGAGTTTCAAATGCCGTAAGGATGTTGAAAAATAATTTCATGCCAGAGGTTACAAATAGCCTTCGTGAAAGTGAGGATCTGATTCATGATTTGATCACCGACCAACTAATGGCCGGACTTGATGAAAACAGAAAACAGATAAGGCCTACATATCTTCAAGACCCTTACTTCCGGGAAACGACAAAGACGGAAAAAGCAGCGAGAAAAAAGGCGGTATGGTGGAGAGATATGAAAGAACGTGTCACGCCGCCTGAAACGTCCAATATTTTAAAGTTTCCTCCCCGAAATAGGAATACACCTAACCTCATAATAACAGGAGAGTATCATAGAAGTATTACCCCTGTTGTTGTGGATGGGAAAGACGGAGGGAAGATTGTAACCAGATCTATCGGTTTTTATGCTGGAGATAATGCGCTTGAAGAAAAATATGGTCCATCGCATTTAGGATTGACGAGAAAAGCAAAAAAGTATTTGCTGGATAATCGTATAAAACCAGCGATTGAAAATTTACTAAAAAAATATGGATTCAAATGAATGCGAAAGCTCCTTGTAACTGTTCGTCTCAAAATAAGGCTATGGCCAACCGAGAAAATATGAGAAGATTGGCAAGTAAAGCCGCCAGAATGGATCAGCGTATCTATGTTATTATTCGTAAACATGATGATACGTACACTTTTGAACCAATTGATGCAATTGGAACTAACGGAGATATAGTAGAATATGTACATTATTTATAACGATCAAAATGGAACTTAATGATTTAACTTTTTCACTTCAGAATGGAGTTTATAAAACATCTTTCCAGCCAACAGGTGATTTTAGAATACATATTAAACGACAAGCGTCTGGTCGGTTGTCGTTCTTTGAAACAATAACAGGATCTGATCCTGTTGCTTTTGGAGTTATAAATTGGACTCTTCCTAACTTTGAGGCAAAAGTACCCGATGTGAGTCCTGGAATGACCATTATCATTGAAAGTGACACTCCTGTTATAAAATGTCAGTATACTTATGAGTAATTTTATTTTAAAGACTTTAGAAACAAGAGAGTTGAAGCTAAACACGATTAGGCTCCGAGGTTTCTATGGTGGAAAGCTGCGGAAGGGTTCCGGTGGTGGCGGTTCCGGAGACGGCTTCCCGCAACTTCCTGGTGATGTTACTCGTTGGCATTTCGGCGGCCTGACGAACGAGATGATGGCGGCTATGGACGATCCGAGGATTGAGGATGCGGACCATAAAGGTCGGTTCCTATCCTTCAAGAATTTCGCTTGGTCTGGGATGTCCGGGGTAAATGGTTACAAGTTTGATTTTTTATTAAATGAGTGGGCTACTAGTAACGATCAAATAAGCGAAAAATATAGTTACAAAATTGTAATTAATAATAAACAAAATAGCGTACAGCTGATTAATAATTCAGGGCATATAAAAATAACTCTTAAAATAACTGGCATAGAAATAAATAAAAGTATATTTAGGGTCTACGATAATGCCGGTATGGAACATAAGCAAGATTATACCAAAGACGGTATATATGAAATTGATTATACAGCTAATGAAGGAGCTAATAAAATTTATTTTTACGTCGTTGGTGGTAACATAGGGCAATTGGAGAACCCGATTACCATCGAACAACTTCCCCTCTACCCCGGCGCACTCGTCTTTGACGGAGTAGACGATTGGGCGGGATGTGACAACTTGCCATTATTGCCTAAAGAAAAAGGATATAGTATTATTGCATTGAGGAATTGGATAACACGATATGATGCAACTCAATATAAAAGACCTTTAATATCAAATCTTGACACAAATGATGAAGGCGCTTTTTTAATTGAATATAGAGAGGATGAAAATGTAAATGACGTTACGGGATCTTATAATAGTTTTACAGATGTATATATTGATGATAATAACCCTATTACATGGCAAACATCAAGTAGTTACAATGGTCAAATAATAAAAAAAGGAACATCTAAATCTACTAATAAGCTGTGTATTTGTAAAACTTATTTTGGCCAATTAAGTAATTATGCCAATGCTGCCATTTGGGAAATAGTCATTCTCGATCATGATGCCACCGAAGAAGAACTGACCAAGATCAAAGACTACTTCGTCAAAACCTATCCCTGGCTTTTCCCCGACCAGGCATGGACAGTCACCGGCAAAACCAACGAGGACGAAGATCGTGCTACTATTGCTAACATTACGGGCAATGGTAATAATCTTGTGCTGTCGAATTTTGGGTTTGCAGAAGGGAGTGGGTATGGGTTGTATTATCAATATTTTGGTAATGAATTTAAGGCAACCAATGGAGAAATAGAAGGTGGAGGATGGAATATTATTGATAACTATAATATTTCTCATGATAAACGAATACCTATTAATTCTATTGGTAAGTGTTTTTGGGGTAATAAAGCGTTAGTAAATGGTATTAAACTACGGTTTAAACTTACTGGCATGACAGAAGGTGATGTTCTTGCTTTTGGTTATGCCGCTACATATGATCTCACATATACATCCGATGGAATCTATGCCATAGATTTACCTCCTGTTGATAAGCCATATGGGTTTTCATTGCAATCTTCTTTAACAGAAAATCTTCCAACCACCCCAGTTACCATAGAACTCTTACCATTTGAATACGAAGGCTATCTAGTTACTGATGGGGTGGATGATAAAGCGGTTAGTAAACAGTTTAAATTTGGCGAAAACTTTACTGTTATATTAGATTTTAAATTCCCCGTTAAAAAGATATCTTATTGTGGTTTTGATTTATCATCAAAGGTTAGAATCCAAAATCTTCAAGGTAGTGGTGTGTATGTCGTATTAAAGGGAAATAGAACCTTGATACCATCAAATGTAGTGAGAGCCGTAACTTCAGAGGGTAAAGTATATGATGAAAATTGGAATGAATACAATATTGTGCCTGGCAATATATCATCAAATTATACAATGGTAAATTTAGGCTTTGATGGAAGTAATCAATTTGCTGAGTCGGCAACTAAATTAGCTGGAATTTATAGTAGTGCTTTATCCAAAGACGACTGTATCAAAGCCTACAACTACCTCCAAACCCTAAAAGCAAAGTAACATTAAAAATAATTGGATATGAAATACGCAATTGTAGACATCGTGTGGTGCAAGTCCCACGGAATAGAAGTCCTCCCGGAAATGAGGACAAGTGTAGACCAGAGTAAGGTGATCCTTCATGAGGAATACCTTGCACCCTTCGATGATGAAGATTTTCCTCGCTATAGTTTTAGCGATCCGTCTTTTGTCGAACTACTGAATAGTGAAGAATGGACTTATCCAGAAGGAGAACAACCCATAATCAATAGGCAGTTCAGCAGATTATTGGCTTTGGACGAACTGGATAAGGAGGCTACAGAAGAGATAAATACATATGACCTTTCCCCGTCGGAAGCCTTACAGGTCAAAGATCAATACCCCGAATGGGAAACCGGAATAAACGTCAAAACCGGCGAACGATACCGAGTTGAAGATGTCCTTTGGGAATGTGTTAAAGACCATCTCACACAAGATAACTGGAAGCCTAGCACAGCTACCCTAAGCCTGTGGAAAATAGTAGACGCAGAAGAACATTCCGGCACGATAGAAGATCCTATTCCATATAAGCAAAATATGGCACTTGAATTTAACAAGTACTACACGCAGGACGGAGTATTGTACCTCTGCATACAGGCTATGACACCGGGACCGTACGATTTAAAGGATGTGCCGGCGCATGCGCAGCCGATAAAGCAATAATGGGGTTTAAATAACTCATAGATCGATTTGGCTATTCCGTGCAATTTGGCTATGTTTGTAACAGTATAACAAAAGATTTAGAGCCTAAGAGCCATACCCGGCAAGAGTCATATCCTGCGGGGTATGGCTCTTTTTGTTTAATTTAAAATGAAAAAGAGATGAAGACAAATCAGGAGATGGTACGCTACATTGATAATTTTTCAGTGATTCAACGAACAAGTGATGGATATTTTGACGGAGGCGAATTACTTCGTCAATGGAATAATGTAGATGAAAATCCAAGAAGACGTATGTCCGAATTTATAGATAGCCCTAAAACGAAAGAGTTTTTAAAGGCCCTATCTGTGGATGAAAGCCATAGGTTAAAAACCGACATTGGTGAAAATCAATTGCTTATAAAGACAAAAGGGAGAAACACTAAAGATGGCAAAACTCCTGATAAAGTTTGGATGAATCCTCTCTTGTTCATCAAGTTTGCCATGTGGATCAATCCAACATTTGAGGTGAAAGTACTACGTTTTGTTTATGACGAGATGATCCGATATCGTAATGACGCGGGAGATGCATACAAAGAACTTTCGTCCGCTGTTATGAAAATTGTCCCAAGCCATTTCATGCCGAAAGCAATGCAAAAAATAGGAGAGGCGTTAAACTGGATCATTTTTAACTCCCACGAAAAGATGTTACGGAATAAGCATGGAGATGAAGCAAGGTTGCGTGAGTTATGGCAATTAGAAAAGAAAATTGCTGGCTTGATAGAAGAAGGATTTATATCAACCTATGAACAGTTGATATCATATCTAAGAAAGCTGTATCGTAAAAACTGGGAGCCAAAAGTACTAACGGTATAAAACATTTTTTGATAAGTCTTCATATAGATCATGCTGGTCTGTGAAGATAGGCATGAATATTTTTTAACTTGAATTTTGATATGGCAAAGTTATACACGAAATGCGATGAGATACCTCTCTGTAGGTTCATAGAGGCATACAATGGGAACTTGAAAGCGTTGATAATTTCCGGGAGGTCTTCGGACAAAGAGTTGCGTTTGATTTTCAGTAGAATCATGGATGAATATAACCAAATTATAGAAAATAAAAATCTACAATTCGCAGTTTCTAAACGTTCTTTGATCATAAATTATTATACTAAAATATCCATTATATCAGCTATATTAAATTTTATAAAACTAGGTGAAATAGATAAGATCTCCGATTTGCTCACTATTGTTGACATAAAAAATGTGAATATTGAAACAGTTGCGGATGCGGAGAAATTGATAAATAAAATAGAATCCTCATTGGCTTATATTCGGTTAAGATTGAAAATGACTCAAGAGCAGCTTGATAGTACCAGTCAAATCAATAGAAAAGTAGATTTTACTAAAGAGCGAATGATTTTATCGGCTCATTTCAAAATGCGGATAGATGACAAGACATATACTGCGTCAGAATATGCAAACCTTATTAGATTAATGTTGAACGAAATAGAGGAGGTTAAAAAATATGGCAAATGAAACAAAAATAACGACAATCGTTGGAAAAGAGGCTTTTAGACAGCTTGAAAAACTCGATGATTTAATAGGGAAGGCAAACGATTCGTATTTGATTGCGGCAAGAAATATGGCTAAGGGGTTGTCTTTTGAGCCTAAAAACATGTCCGAGTTGATTGAAAAGAATAATCAGTACATGGCTTCCCTAAAAGAGATACAGAAAGCTGAAACTGAAATTAATCGATTACGTCAAGAGAAGAACAAGGTAATACAGGAAGGGGTTAACGAAGTAATGGCCCAGATCAAAGCCGATCAAGAGGCGGCACGTATAGCTAAGGAAAAAGCCAAATTGGAAAAAGAGCAGTCGAAAGTATCAAGAGAACTTGCTGCTACAGAAAAGATTAGAAAGAAAACTTCAGAAGATCTAAGTAGGGCTAAACTGGCTGAAGAACGAGCAACAATGGCAGCATCTAAGGCGGATAAATTACATGCTCAAAATGTGCAGTTGACTTCTGATCAGGTTGAAAACCTAATTTTAAAACTTGACACAGCAAATCTTTCTTACAAAGAGCAAGCTCGCATATTAAGTCAATTGAAGGCTTATTCCAGAACTCAAGTTGGTGGTATAGATGCAGTTAACCCCAAAGTGCTTGAGAATATCCAGAAATTGGATAAACTATTGAAAGAGCAAGATGCTAAAATGGGGGTATATGGCCGAAATGTAGGTAACTATGCTTCTCATTGGGATGGATTAGGAAATGCAATCAACCAGTTAAGTCGAGAAATGCCTGCATTTGCAGTATCTATGCAGACAGGATTGCTTGCGATCAGCAATAACTTGCCTATTCTAGCTGATGAAATAGCCAGGATACGACGTGAGAATGTCGAATTAACAAAAAGCGGTCAAAAAGCAGTGCCGGTATGGAGGCAGGTCGCTGGGAGTTTGGTTTCATGGCAAACATTGTTGTCTGTAGGTGTTACGCTGCTGACTGTATATGGAGATAAAATATTTGATTTTGCTGCTAATCTATTTAAAAGCAAGGATGCTTCAAAGGCTGCATCTGATGCATTGGAAGACCTTAATTCAACAAGTGGTAAGTTTTTCGATGAGTTGAAAAATTCAGCATCCACCTATGGACAGAATGTTGTTTCCATTAAGAAGCTACAGGATGAATGGAATAGTCTGGGAGATAATCTTGATAAGAAGAAGCAATTTATCATTGACAATGAGTCTGAGTTTAAAAAATTGGATGTTTCTATTTCTAATGTGAATGAGGCAGAGAATTTTTTAGTTAATAATACTGACGCATTTCTGAAGGCGCTTGAGCAAAGAGCGAAATATACAGCTGCATCAAAATTAGCAGCAGAGAAATATGCAGAAGCGTTAGAATTAGAAGCAGAAGCAGAGATAAGAAAAAATAATCCTACCTGGTTGGATAAGCTCAATACGACCAATCCTAATAAAACGATTATTGCAACAGCATCATCCATGTCTGCATTAAATGGACAATTGGTTCTTTATAATGACTCAACAATAACAGCAAAGGATAATGCAGAAAAAGCGGCAGAAGGAATAAGAGGGCAAGCTAAGGCGGCAAAAACGGCGGCTTCCATCTATATAAATGCGATGTCAGAAGCGCTAAAAGAAGAAAACAAAACACTTGAAGAGGCCGGTATTGACAAATATTCGGATAAAGAAAAGGCAAAACGTGAGGAAGAACGAGCAAAACGTGAAGCTGAACGAAGGATGAAACTCGAAATGGAAGCCGAACGGACAATCCAGGAAGCCCGTATAAAACTGATGGATGAAGGTTTTGAAAAAGAGATAGAGACTCGTTATGCCCAATATCAAAAGAGAATAGATGATGTAAAGACAAAAGGAGTCCGTGTCAATGAGCAGATTGCCGCAATAGAGGCCATGAGAGACAAAGAATTGTCCGATTTTAGGGAAGAATACGAGGCCAAACGTGCAATGATTGATGCGCAAAATCGAATTTCCTATGCTAAAAAGGGTAGTTTGCAAGAGCTTGATGCACGGCTGGACATTCTTGAACTCCAAAAAGCCGCAGAATTGAAAGAAGCAGAAAAGACAGGAGCTAGTAAGTTGGCAGTAGAGGATAAGTACTTAAAACTTATAGAAGATGCTTATATGGAATTTGGTAAAGTACAACTCTCCCGTCAGCAATCTCAAAACGAGTTAGAATTGTCAGATCAGCAGATTTTCTTGAACAAAGAATTATCTATGCTTGAACAGCAATATTCTAAAGGAATAATCAAGAAAGAAGCCTACGAAAAGAAGAAAGCAGATTTGCAATATCAATATGCAGTTCAAGCCCTGCAACAGGAAATTGAACTGCTAGAGAAGAGTTTGTACCTGTTTTCTGGAGACGAACGCTTGGAAATGGAGAAAAAAATAGCCCAATTAAGGGTCCAGCTATCAAAAGAAACCACTGATAAAATAAATGCAGATGCAGAAAAAGAACTAAAAGAAAGGCAAAAGGTAGAAGAAGCAAAAAAGAAGTTGATTCAAGAAGCTGTAAATGCCATAGCAGAAATAGGATCTTCTATGTTTGACCGTAGAATACAAGAAATAGAAGCTGAGATTGACGCTAATCAAGAGGCTTATGATAAGAAGGTTGAAGAAATTGATGCTTTGGCCGAAAAAGATGTTATTACAAAAGAAGAAGCAGAAGCCCGTAAGCGCGTAGCAGAGGAACAATCGTCTGCAAGAAACGCCGAACTTGAAAAGAAAAAGGCTGATTTGCAAACAAGACAGGCACGATTTCAGAAAACAATAGATATTGCTCAAACTATAGCATCCACTGCGCAAGCTATAATGACCGTATATAAACAACTTGGAATATTTGCAGGCCCTATGGCTGCGCTTGTTGCTGCAACGGGTGCTATTCAGCTTGCCACCATTATAGCCCAGCCTATCCCCAAGTATGCAAAGGGTACTGATTATCATCCCGGAGGTTTGGCTATTGTCGGTGATGCCGGTAAACATGAAGCTGTTATATCTGGAGGTAAAGCGTACATTACTCCTGACACGCCGACATTGATGCCTATACCTAAAGGGGCAGAAGTTTTGCCAGACATTAACGATCCTGAGTTTTATTCCCGTTTTATGGATAACAGTTATTGGTTGACTCATAACAAAGCCGGGGAACGGGTGCAGATAGTGAACCACTTTGATGCAGAAGGCATTATTCAAGCAAGCAATAAGACGAACAACGACCTAAAGAAAGAGATTCGTTCTTTGGGCAGGATCATATCTAAAGGGCAACGTAGAACAGAATACAACTCGTATAAAAACTCAAAATTGAATTGATATGATACGTGTACAGTTATTAATAGGCGGAAAGAAATACGAAGCCACCAACGATTTAGTTAATTGGGAAGATGTTGAAATATCGATAAAGAGAAAAGACTTTGGGGGTGTATATAGGACGTTTGGCGATTCATTTGAGTTTGCCGGTGATTCTTATATGCTCTTGGAGAACGAGTTCTTGACAAACTATCTGAATGCTTCTGCTGTGATAGTCATTGGGGTATTGAATAATTCTTGGACATATAATGAGAAGATCCGGTGTAATCTTGATTTTTCTTCATACCAAAATAATGGCAACACTATATCCATAAAGGCTATAGATAACAGTGCGGAGGCAATAATCAATGCAAACAAGTCGCAGGTGTATGATATCCCTGTTTCAAGTCTCAAATCGGATGAGCTGTATTATGATCGCATGGAGCTGAACAACAAAGCGGATTTTGTTGTGATACCGACCGAAGAACAGACTGATGAAGGTATTTATAAAATAAGTTTGCCTTCCAATTTTATCTTAGGAGAATATAATTTCCCGGTTGGATATACTACAACTAATTTTCCCGTTAAAAACAAAATTGATGTTGGGGACGTTAATATAACAGCTCCAGACAATGCTAATTTTTATTCTGGGTATATGATTAAGGCGTTAACTCGCATAAGCATACAATATCGAATGAGTTTTGATGTATATGCTACAATAACAAATGGGAATGCAAGTAAATTGCGATTGGAAATTGCCAAATATGCAAGGGTGAAAGACGGAGATAAACCTACACCTGTAATAATAGATTCTATATCCATACCTTTTAAGAGTAAAATCAGCATAGATAAGGCATATGATGTTGACTTAAAGGAGGGGGATAGAATTATAATGTGGATAGGTCAGGGTGATAGTTATGCCCTTTGGGAGGGAGATGTTATAATGACGGTTTCGAATGTAAAAGAAATTAGCGTATCTTATAAAGGTAGAAACAAACCTGTTAATTTTGATGTTTTCACCCCTAATAAATTACTCACCTCCATACTGTCCAATATGGGCCTTACCGATATGACCGGAGAAGTAAAGGAAGGTGATATTACGATACCATATATGATAGCAGCGGAAAGCATCAGAGATATCAAGAATGCAAAAGTCCATACCTCTTTCAGTAAATTTTCAGAATGGGCAAAAGCATGTCTTGGATATTACTACAAGATAGAGGGCAAGAAGGTTATATTTTGTCATTTGACTGAATTATATGATCCAGAGACGGTGAAAGAACTTGAGCATGTGAACGGGCTTGATATCTCAATTGACAACTCCTTGGTATACTCTGGGGTAGATGTGGGCTATGAGAAGAAAGATTATGATGAAATAAACGGTCGTGACGAATTTCATGTAAAGAACAGCTTTTCGACCGGTATTTCAATCAACGATAACATATACAAACTTATTAGCCCTTATCGTGCTGATTGTTATGGAATAGAGTTCTTGGCGCAAAAAAGAGATGAAGAAACAAAGGATGATAGTTCGGATAATGATTTGTTTTTTGTTGATGCTGTTTCTGTTTTGGATCCTTCTACATCTTCGATAAAGTTAAAATTAAACAGGCAAGGAGATCGGCCTTCCGGAGTATTATTTCCTTCTTCGGTATTTAATATTGCATATTCTCCAAGAAGAATGTTGCTTGCAAATAAGGATATATTATCATCTTGTACAAGCAGACTTGAGTTTACTGCTTCTGAGGGGAATGCTGATGCGGTTTTATGGCGGGAAAGTGAAAAGTCCCCCGTTGTATTAGACAGTCGTTATTTTAGAGTTGAAACGCTTAAAGTTGAAACGATAGGGCTGTCGCCATTTCCTGTTTTATATGATGGTCTTATATCTTTTAATTATAACGGCAAAAAGTATACCGGTTATGTTTCCGATATAACAGAGTTTCTTGGTAAGAGACAGACAACGGAATATACTTTGATATGTAAAAATATCGATTAATGTTGTCTTTATTCTGAATAATTGCTACATTTGCAAGCATAGAGCCTAAGAGCCGTATACGCAGTGTTAACTACGTATACGGCTCTTTTTGTTTGTATAAGCGTATGATAAAAATAAGCAGTGTATCTCCTTTGATATTTGACGTTGAAAGTACAGGCTTTGAACATTCGATTGATTATGTTCAGAAGTTTGAAAGGGAAGATATACCTATCCTTATACAGATCGTAGATGTTCCAAACAAGACATTTACCATGTTACTTGTTGATTTATATAATGGGACTTCATATCAAATATCTCCACAAAAATACGAGATTAACGATTACAACACGTTGTATGAATTTACGATAAATCCTTCAAATAATGGGACCTATCAAGTCAGAATAACAAATGATCAGGGAGAGATATCTGTTAGTTTGCCTTTCTGTGTACATAGTTCATCATATACTCCATTTACAATGCAAATAGAATATACAAATGCAGATAATCAACAAGCATTTGGGGCTGTATTTGATATATCAGGGAATAAACGTGTATTTAAAACACGTGTAGAAGGAGGATTTAAATCTGATAGCCGGCAATTAGCTGTTGAAAGTGAACAATTCAGAACTCAAAAGCAAGAACCTATCAATCTATATTCTGTTCCCTATGAAAAAAGGACACTTACGATTGGTGATAATGAAGGTGTCCCTTTTGAAATGGCCCGGCTTTTAAACAATATCTTTTGCTTGTCTTCTGTGAAGATTGATGGAGTGTCTTATACCAGAAGTGAATCAAGCGTACCGGAACAACAGGTTATTGCTGAGAGATATCCACAGTTCAATTATACTTTAACGGTGGAATGCTCCGAAAATGTTTCTTACAATGGTTTTACCGAATATCCAGATGGATCTGGTATTGTTGGAGAAGTCAGTTTAAACGTTTCTAATGCTAAAGACGGTCAAGTTTTAGTCTTTGACGGAAACGAAGGAAGTTTTGTTAACCAATCACATCTTGATTCGCTATGAGTATAAAAAAGTTAACAAAACGAATATGGTACGGGTCAGATACTACGGTAGACAGTGAAGGGAAAACTGTTGCTGCTGCTCCCCCTATTGCCACTAATGATGGTTCTGAGGATTGGGATTTGAATGGTCTTGTAAGAGGTGAATTATATCTCAATGATAATAAAGATGATCCTGCTTTGTTTTGTTTGGGTAGTGATAATTTACCCAAGCGAATAGGAGGTGGTACGGCTTCAGGAGGTGGAGGAATTGTAAATATAGATGTAGACGTAAAAGAAGGAAGAGGCATTGATGTAAAAAAAGATTTGATTGGCGAAACTGTTATTTTCACGGTTTCGCATGAAGATACATCTTCAGCAGTTTCAACATCTAATTTTGACGATTTATTTGTCCAAAATATCGGTGTTGATGATTTTGGACATGTAACATCTGTAGAAAGTGCAAGGCTGGCGACTTATCTTGATGAGCGATATCTTCGCAAAGATATCGACGATACCGCCCACGGGAATATACTTTTTGACAAGAAGATCGGCTCTTCCATTTTCATAGATGGCTGGGAAGGTAAAGGCTGGGAGATCCAGAGTACGGGCGCCGCCATATTGGATTCGCTTCGTGTGAGGAGTGATATCTATGTGGGGGGCAATACCGGATCGCCAACTTTTGCATCCGGTTTTACCGGTTGGGGATGGCAGATAGACACACCGACGGCCACCGGGGAGATGGACAACCTCTTTATTCGAAAGACATTCACTGCTTACGAGATTGTCTATTCCCAGATTTACGGTTTAGGAGGTAGCCAGATTGTTTCTGACATCAACAAAATAGCCAGAGTAGAAGTGATGTCTGACCGTTATCGCTGTTATATGGACGATATGGATGGTCTTATGCTTATGAACCTGCGTAAGGGTGACGGTGTCAGAATACAGACACGGACGGGAACGACCAGTATCAAGTATCTTTTCGGACGTTGTATCGGTGTAGACAGTGACTATTTTGATATAGCTATTCCTCTGATAGAAGGGACAGGGCAACCGGAAGCCGGAGATTTTGCCCTTCGTTGGGGTAACAATGAAGATACGGACCGGCAGGGATTAATATATCTAACAACGGCCGATAGCGGTGCGCCATTTATCGATGTGTACGATGGTATTACTGATGCCAGCACCGAAGGCAAGTTGAAAGCCCGTATTGGACACCTGACAGGAATCAGGACACAGAGAGGCGATCAGTTGTCTGGTTATGGGGCTTATTTGAACGGGATATACGTTGAAAACTCGACATTCATTCTTCAAAACGGAGATACCATTGAGCAGACCTTTATTGCCATGAACGGCAAGTTTGAAAGCCTTATTGATAGCATCCGTAACGACATATCCGCAGAAGGTGGTAACATCCTTGTAAACTCTTCTTTCAGCCAGAATACAAACTATTGGACAGCCGCAAATAACGTTCATTTTATCAACGTAGGTGGAGAATATCTTTGGCTGGATGGTAGCTTCTATGTAGAAAAGGATCAAGTTGCCGATATTTATAATGACAACGGTCAAAACGTTCTGCGAATAAGGAACACGTATATCCTTCAGCAGAATGCTATAATGAATATCCCGGATCACACGGAAGAAGAAGAAAAGACGTATTCTTTCTCTTTGTTCTATAAGGTGCTCCGTCCCGGTTCTTGCGGTTTCGGTATCCCGGGAACCGAGTTGTATCATGAAGAGCAGCTATCGGAAAGCGACAGCTATCAAAAGTTGTCTAAGGTCGGGAAATGGAACGGGGAAGGTGATTTTGAACTGAGATTCACTGGTGAGATACTTATTTATGGTGTAGGGCTGTTTTCTGATGAGATTGCGGATGCTATTGTACATCTACAAACTCAAATCACACAAAACGAAGAAGAAATTAAGTTACGTGCAACTAAAGATTATGTTGATGCCGAGACCGGTAAAATTTATACTAAATATGATACCTCTTTATCTTTAAAGGCGGATAAAGCTGAACTTACTTCGTTTAAGGAAGAATATGACGAATTCCAGCAAGTTGTACGAAGGGATTACGCTACTCAGTCCTGGACAAGTAGTAAAATACAAACCGAGGTGGGATCTTATGTTGATGGAGCTTTAGTTGGATATGCTACAACAAGTTGGACAAGTAGCCAGATATCATCTTCTGTAAAAGGACTTGCAAGTGAGAGTTTTGTTAATCAAACAGCAGAGGGTTTAAATATCAATATAAATAATTTAGGGAATAGAGTTGATAGTGTTGAAGGTGAATTAGATTCCGTGACAGATATAACCGGTGCATTTTATTCTTTTGGATCAAACAAAATGAGGTTAAATAGGCGTATAGAAATGGGATCTGGTTCTAATTCATCCTTTGTCTGTTTAGCGGGTATGTCTCCTGATATTACAGGTCCTGCATTTTGGGCGGGGAGCTCATGGGAAGATAGAGCAAATTCTGCTATACGTTTGGGGCATGATGGTGCGGGATGGTTAGCTAAGAAAAATGTTTTTTGGGATATCGGTGGGAATCTATCTATAACTGGAAAAATTCAATCATCAAATAATGGAAATAGATTTGTTATTGACCCTTCAGAAAGAAGTTTTAAAATGATTAATAATTCTAATTCATTAGTGACTGAATTTAAATTTGATAATGTTTCTGGTTATCAGTCAATTCCAGCTTTACACATGTATTTGAGAAATAGCAGTTCTGGTTCTACAGTATACAGGTATTCAATGGGGATAGCAGGATTTTCCGTCCATGATGTTAATGGAAAAATTTTAAGTTCGTTATCAACAGGATTGATTCTTACTTCAATTCCAACCATAGATCCAAAATCATTGGGAATGGTTTGGAGAGATGGAAATATATTAAAAATTTCATTAGGATAAATAATTAAAAAAACAAATCATTATGAAACAAGTAAATTTCAAAGAGTTAAATGTAGAATATGGTGTAGATAAGTTTCAGAAGGCTGATTTGACACATGAAATTGGAGATGCGATAATCAAGAGCGCAGAATCCGTTCCGATGTATGATCTGGCACATATCATCTACCATTCAACGGGGGCAATAGAAATATCAGATAATGACTATCAACAGATGATGAAAATAATCTGTACGTCGTTTAAAATCATTATAGCAAAGGCTGTTGAAGCCGGAACGACAGATGTGGAAACTAAAGATAAGGAGGAATAAGTTATGGCACTCGAACAAGTATCATCAGTGGTCAAGAGCACATACCTGAACAATGTGGCAGGTTACGAAGTACAGTACAATATCACACAGGATGAAGGGGAAAACGTTAAGTCGGTAACGGGTACAGTCAAGAAGGCAGATGTTCGTTTCGGCTACATAATCATCAATGCAGACGGGACCAAGAATATATCATTTGACAAGTCTATACCGGATGCTGATAGCGAGGCTATATATACAGCGGCATTGGCGGATGCAAAATCAATTTTTGAACAGAGGAATAAAATAGATTAACACCTATGGCAGCAGGAGATATCATATTATCAGACGGGACAACGATCACGCCGGAAGACTTGCAGAAGATTGCGGCAGCGGTGGAGGATTTGATTGCGTCTACGGCGAAAGATCCGGGGCAGTACGAAGAGGTAAGTTCACTTACCGGTGTATCCTCTCTTCCCGCCTTTCAGGTGTTGGGTAGCACATATAAGCTTGTACGTGTTGCTCTGTCTGTCTTGAAGGGTGTAGATGGACGTGAAGTATTCTTGCAGGTAAATCAGGATAAAACCTATATCCAATGGCGTTATACGGACGGTAATTGGCAGAATCTTGTTGCTTTGTCTGATCTGAAAGGTCCTGCCGGTGATACTCCTGTTTTCCGTACCGGTAGCACAGGCATTGAATGGAAGTACACCAGTGAAGAAGATACAGCTTATCGTGTACTTGTCCCTTACGATGATTTGAAGTTGAAGTTTTCCAATCTAACGCCGGAACAGAAAGACGAGTTGAAATTGCATTTTTCTGATTTGACGGAAGAAGATAAGGCAGAATTGAAAGGTGAAAAGGGTGATATTGGTCCGCAAGGTCTTAGAGGAGAACAAGGGATTCAAGGAGAAACAGGCCCGCAGGGACCTATTGGCGAAACTGGTCCACAAGGCCCTGTTGGGCCTAAAGGCGAGCAGGGAGTAAAAGGCGATAAAGGAGATACGGGAAGTGGTTTTAAGGTACTTGGATATTTTAGCACGCAGGAAGAATTAGGGTCTACAATAGTTTCCCCACAAGCTGGTGATGCTTATGGAGTTGGTACAGGTGCTCCGTACGACATTTATATTTATGATGCAATCAATTCCGTGTGGAAAAACAATGGTCCGCTTCAAGGTGCTCAGGGTCCAAAAGGTGACAAAGGTGATACCGGTCCTCAAGGACCTCAAGGTGAAAGAGGCGATATAGGTCCTCAAGGTTTACAGGGTATTCAAGGCGACCCTGGTCCTCAAGGTCCTACGGGAGAACAGGGCCCGAAAGGCGATAAAGGAGATCGAGGTCCAGAAGGTCCGCAAGGCCCAGCAGGAGAAGATGCGGCTATTACGGTAGATGCTCCAAAGGACGGAAAAACCTACGGGCGTAACAATGGGGCGTGGTCGGAGATAGTGGCGAGCAATCAGTACCTTGACTTGACAACTTTATTTCCAAATGAAAGTGGTGCATTATCTGAGGAAAATTATCAAAAGGTAGTTGATGCTTATGAAAATAGAGTGTCTTTAGCACGTGTTAACACTGTGTATTTCCCTTTTAGTATGACAAAGGATGAAGAGTCATATGGGTTGACTATCAATATGTCTGGACTTAATAGCTTTGAGTTAAATGCAAATTTAGTAGTAAATGTAAAGAGGATTTCCGTTTATACAGACGATAAAACATATGTCTGTGCCTGGAATTCCATGAATCTTGTTAATAACGGTGATGGTACAAAATACCTCTCCGACAACGGTCAATACCGCACTCCCCCTACCGCCACCTCCGCCACAGCGGGGTATATGTCGGCGGAGGACAAGAAGAGGGTGGATGATATAGTAAACTTCGGCACAGGGAGTAATGCTGTCACAACTCTTGCGAATATACCAACAAACAAGAGGTTGGTTAAGGCTACCCTATCCTCCGCTTCAAACCTATCGATAAATGAGTCTGCAAGGGCACTGAATGTAGGCGAAGAGATATACCTTGATTGTAATCCTACTGCTTCTTTTACGCAGCCTATCCCTACTACTGGCAGTTTTAGATCAATGTCCGGTAGTTCTATTACCACTACTTCCGGCGTGCCTTTCGAGATGTCCATTTTGAAGATCGCTACGAGTGGTGTCATGTATTCAATAACCGTTAAAGAGAAGGATTGATATGTTGAGAAGAAGGACGATGGGACGGAAAAAGGTTTTAATTGAAGTTGTAGAAAAATTAACATCTTCCGGGACATTTATAGTACCTTCCGGATGCATATCTATCGATGCTTTTGTAGTTGGAGCAGGCGGAGGCGGAGGTAGTGGCGGTAGTTATTATCCAGGGGCAGGTGGCGGAGCCGGATATACAAAAGTATATTATGGGATACAGGTCACTCCTGGACAAAAATTAACAGTAAAAATAGGACAGGGTAAATCGAATAATAGTTTAGATTCAAATGGTGTGGATGGTGAATATTCATATTTTATAAATACCTCATATAGTGCCCAAGGTGGTAAAGGTGGGTTATATGGTACAGGGAATCCAGAGACTCAAAAAGCTCATGGAGGAAATGGTGGCTCAGGTGGTGGCGCACCTTATCAACAGGGTGGAACTAATGGAGGAAATGGTGGTACTTATTATTCTTACTTAGGCGGATATGGACAAGGGAGTACGACTAAATGTCCATTCAACGATAAGTTATATGCATCTGGCGGAGAAGGAGGAAATGATAGCGATATAGGTAAAGACGGAATTAATAATACAGGAAACGGAGGAGACGGAGGTCGTGGTGGCAGGAATAGTTTTTCACGCCAAAAATCAACTTACGGAGGGTCTGGAATTATAGTTTTACATTATTTCAAATATAAATAATATGGATAATTATCTATACATACAAAAGGATGCAGTACGTATCTACGTCCCAATGCCGGAAGAACTCGATACCGTTAACTACGAGGTCGGCACAACATGGGAAGATTATGTTGCAGGAAAGTACGTTTTGCTGACAGAAGAACAGATTGCCTTTAAAGAGGCAAACGAAGGTGCATCCGTAGAAGAAGTGTTCAATATGCAATTGACGCCTATTCCCGAACCGACACCGGAAGAAAAACTTCAAACTGCAAAAGACTTGAAACGTCAGGAAGTCTACAACACCGACTACCGGCACTATTACATAGAGGACAACGATGTATATACATACGACTGTTTGTCTCTAAAAGACCAGTGTGCCCGAAAAGATACGGTTGAAGTAAACGGGAATTCGTATAAATCATCTCTGTTATTGGAAGCTCTCAATGAGATGGCAGACTACAATGATATCTGTATAGGTCTATCAGAAAAGTTTCTCTCTGATATTGAAGCAGCCGAGACAGTGGAAGATGTAGAAGTGATTGAGGTGACAGGCTATCCCGATGTAATCCATAGGACAACAGCCGAATTACAGGAAGCCGTAAACTACACGGAAACGCACGATTCTGAGAAGCAGTTATTCCGTATCACCCGTAAATCCGTGTCTGCAATGTCACTGACGGATGATGAAGCGATTGGTGCCAAATACGCACATGCTGAATGGAAAGAATTTATTAACGGGAAGTTGGATACCGGCAACCGGGTAATTAACGATGACTGGTTATGGAAAGTCCGGCAACCGATAAATCCGGTTCTCGAAATATATCCTCCTTCGGTAGATACGGCTGCTCTTTATGAGCGCATGGACGAAAATCACAAGGGGACTGAATACGATCCCAAACTCTATGCGCCAGGCATGACGCTTGAACAGGGGAAGTATTATACGGAAATGGAAGACGGCGTAAGGAAGAAATATTACTGCTTTTATGGTACGATTAATCCGGTATATGCCCATTTGAAAGAATTGATTAACATAAATGTAAGATTGGTATGATAACTATTTTGACGATTATTTCAATGCTTGTTATTGCGGCCTACACGGCTGCCGTGTGTGTAAAGACTAAGGGTGTACCTTATTCCATAAGTGCTACCTATTACTATCTGGAGCATAAATTGTGGTTTATGGCAACGATGTGGCTGACTGCCGGTTTATTGATGCCTGCAATATTGGAGGTAAGTAAACCAAACACGGAATGGATTGCATTTCTGTCCTGTGCTGGCATGTTCTTTGTTGGTTCAGCTCCCAATTTCAAAGATGATTATGAGAGCAAGATACATTCTGCTGGAGCAATCATCTGTATTGTCGGATCACAACTTTGGGTGGCATTGAACCTCTGGCCAATGTTGTTAGTATGGCTTGCCTATGTAGGGTATACTGCATTAAGCATTGCCAAAGAAAAAGAGGGCACATTTTGGTATAAGTTCTACCAGAGCAAGCCGATGTTCTGGATTGAGATAGCTGCCTTATTATCCACTTATTTTACCGTGTTATTCAATATGTGATATTATGCAAAGATTAATTCCATATATACAAGATTTTACCGGCTGGGTACAGGCTGTTTCTATTGCGGTAATTGCTTCAATGTTAGATTTTTTCGCACCTATCGAGCATTTTCTTATAGTAATACCTGTAATGGCTACCATAGATATGTTCTGGGGGCTGGCAGCCGATGATTTGCGTTTTAGGAAAAGTAAATTTTTTAGGACGATAATCTATCTTCTGATTTACCTTTTGATCCTGCTTATTGCTTTTTGGATTGGTATAATGATGGAGCAGGATAAAGACAGTACAAAAGCCTTTGTCAGTTGGATAACGTGGGTAGTAGTGTATTGTTATGGTCTGAATATACTGAAAAACATGCACACGGTATATCCAGACAATAAAGTTATAGCCTTTTTGTATTGGGTTGGATCGGTTAAGTTTCTAAGTAAAGTAAATTATCTTGAAGAATATATGAAATCAGTAAAGAAAAAGGAGGATAGGAAATGAATATAACAGAGAATTTTACATTGGAAGAATTTATGCATAGCGATACTGCTATTGCAAAAGGAATAAAGAATGATCCGGGATCGCGTGAGAAACTGGCTATCACCAATCTGTGTGCAAAATTACTACAACCATTACGGGATGCTATCGGCAAGCCTATCTCCATTAATTCAGGCTACAGATGCCCAGAGTTGAATGCGGCAGTGGGGGGTGTCCCTACATCTCAACATCAAAAAGGGGAAGCAGCCGATTTGAGTATTGATGGAAAGGCCGGTGATTTATTGGAAGTATTGGAAGATTCCGGTTTGACGTTCGATCAGGCCATCCTATACCGTAAAAATAACTTCCTTCATGTTTCGCTAAAGCTAGAAGGAGAACAAAGAAAACAGATCATCATCAAGAAATGAAAGCCTGGTATGCCATATCTGTTTTAGCTCTTTGTTTTGCTTGTTTCTTTGCCGGAAGGTATTCGGTAGAAAAGCAAATAGAGGTAGTCAAAGAAACAGACACGATCAACAAACCTGTTCCCGAACCTTCTTACATTCTTGATGTAGAGGAAATCGAGCTACCTTACCCGATTTTCGTTTATCAGAAGGGTGACACGGTAAAGGTACTTGACACGATTTATATCCCGTTACCAATCCAGAGAAAGGTTTATGAGACAGATTTGTATAGGGCGGTAGTTAGCGGTTATAGACCCAATCTCGATTCGATGATAATTTATCATAAACGAGAGATTGTACACCAGAAAGACCGTCGCTGGGGATTAGGGGTAATAGGTGGATATGGAATAGGCAAGAATGGCTTTTCTCCGTATATAGGAGTAGGCCTATATTATAGAATTTGGTAAGTAGACTTTTGTTCATAGTCTCTTCCTATGGGGCTGGGAAGTAAAATAAAAGCCCCCAACGTATCACGTTTAACTGCTACATAAAACTGATACACAAGCATAGACACTCGCACGTTGGGGACTTAATATCTTCAACATGAATGTCTATGCTTTTGTTGCATTATGTGCGATAAGTTTTATGTAGCGAAGGCAAAGATATAACTAAAATTCAAACATTATGTGTAAATCTGAAATCTTTGCCAAAATATTAAGAATTGTCTCTAAAGAGACAGAAGTATCAGAAGACCTGATACTGTCAAAGTGTAAACGAAGTGATATTGTTGATTCACGCGGTATCATGGTTGTTATACTATCTGAATATAAATTCAGTGAATCTCAAATATCGTCATTTACCGGATTTACGCAGCAATCGATCAACAAGTTGAAAAATATCTACCCTGACAGAATACGCAGAAATTATCTGCTAAAGGTTATAGTTAGGAATATACGTGAGTCGCTTGATATGCCATTAAGGTGTTTGTAAATTAAGATAATATATTTGTTATGAAGAAACATTGCATAGTTTTTATAGGAGGCTAATACAGAAAAGATAAGGGAACAAGTAAAAAAATCAGACAGTTTAACAACAACTTTACAACAAGCCTACAACATTCTACCATTCAATACAATTACTGTTTTGTGACATTTGCGATGCGGTTGATATTGACCGTAACTAAGATTTAAAATACAATGGAAAAAACTTATGTATTTAATCAAGACGGGGCAGGTGGAGCGAGTAACGGCTTGCTTGCATCAATCCTTCCGTCTTTGCAGAACAGGGGTATTGACACAGGTTACCTCATGGGATTAATGAACGGTGGAGGCGGTAACGGTGGTTTCTTCGGGAACAACGGCGGTTTTCAGGACATTATTGCGTTGATTGTGATTGCTGCTATCTTTGGCAACGGCAACTTCGGTTTTGGAGGAAACAACAATCAGGGTGCCAATGAAGGAAGAGACATGATTATGCAAATGCTTAATCGCAACGGTGTGGACATCGCATCACTTGCCCAGGCGTTGAATTTATCTTCAGACCAAATCCTTGCTGGTATTAACTCTGTATCTCAGGCAATATGCGGTCTAGGCAATCAGATGGGACAGAATACCAACAGTATCATTACTGCAATTATGCAGGGCAATCAATCTATCTCTGCTCAATTAGCCGATTGTTGCTGCAAAACGCAGACTGCGATTGAACGACAGGGGTATGAAAGTCGCTTAGCGAGTTGCGAAAACATGAATACGCTTACACGTACAATGGAAGGGAATACTCGTTCTTTGTCGGACGCTTACCGTGAAGGATTCCAGGCTATTGTAGCCAAGATGGATGCCGCAGAGGCACGCCGTCAGCAGGAAGCCCTTGCTGCAAGGGATGCAAGAATTGCAGTTTTGGAGGGGGAAATCTCTCAGCGTAATCAGAATGCAACAATCTTGAGCAACTTCGGTCAGCAGATCGCGCCGTTGGTAGCCGGCTTGCAGGCATTGCAAAGTGATGTAGACGGTATCAAGTGCAAGATGCCTCCAACGGTATCCGTTCCTTATCCACAGTTGCAGGTGTATAACCCGGAAACCTATCGTGCAGCCGCTTTCGGTGCTTATGCCGGTGACGCGGCTTATGGACGCGGCGGTTACGGATGTGGTTGCAATAACTACTGGGGTTGATCCGGGTAAGAAAGGAGGTAATTATGTGGCCTAACTTTTTTACAGGATTTCCTTTTCCGTTCCCTTCACTTGGCAGGGCAAACTTTAACACCTTGCCAACGGTGGCTGTGACGGTAGGGACGGAGAACGTGACATTAGAGCTTCCGAACCATGCGTTTCGTAACCGGGATTATGTAGGCGGTTTCTATGTCAATATCCGTCAAGCTATCCCGGCTGGAACAACAGCAACACTGCCCATTCTGATAGGGACGAACGGGGACACGAGACCGTTGATGGCTTACGGCGATGTGCCTGTGCGAGTAGAGAACCTTGCCGGTCCGGGTATCTATGAGATCCATTACAACAAATACACGAACGAATTGTATCTTGTTAATGGTGGATATAGACCGACAACGACTCCGGCTCCTACAGCAGAAACGGCTTCTTTGCGAAGCAAGTAGTAATTAACATGGAGTTCTGTGGTTGTTGTAAAAATTGCAATAACCACACTCCTTTAAAATCAAACAATCATGTTTCAGAATCTTCGAGTAAATAATCAGTTGTATATTCTTCATAAGGAAGCCAAACATTTCATAGAGATTGGTTCTGTGGTAAGCGTTTCTGCACCCAAGCCTAAATATCCTATGCCCGCTCCCATGGGGCAGATACCTCAGATGGAGATGGTCGTAGATGTCGTGGCTAATATTAATGGTCAGAACACTACGTTTCAGAATCTTCCCTCCGGTAGTGATATAGCCGACTTTGGGCAAAACGGGAATCTTGTTGTCTCATGTTCCCGCGATGCGATGAATAATGAAATATCCATGATAAAACAAAAAAGATTGGATAGGGTTAACAGTCGGGACTATGACCTCAGCGTGATAGCATCCTGCGATGAGATGTTGACAATGATCAATCCTGAATTTGCAGAAAAGCAACGTCAAGAACAGGAAATCAACACCCTTAAGGCCCAGATGTCTGATATGAGCAAGAACATGTCTGAACTTATGGAGCTAAACAAGCAATTGATGCAACAGCTTGGAGTTAAGGAAACAACTAAAAAGTAATAATTATGGGATCAAATAGAAAACTAGAAGAGCTTTTCAGAGAGTTCGATGCTTATGAAGACGAAGACTTGATGGAAGCGATAGAAGAAGCCTATAAACTTGGTTGCAAGGAAGGCAAGAGAAAAGCAATGGAAGGCGGTATGGGATTCCGAGACGATGACGATGACGACGACGATGAATTCCGCGATATGTGGAGACGCGGTGGAGAAGGTTTCGGTGAAAGGCGCGGCGTGAGAGGAACCGGACGGTATGCCGGGGAATACCGCAGACGCAGACGTTAAATCAGAAGGGGACATTGTGCCCCTTCTTAAAAAAGTAAAGATATGAGGTTAGATATGTACGATGATTTTCCTTCGGGGATGAAAGCTTATTTAAGCGCATATGGCTGGCATTTTTCTAAGGCTATGTGTGATTGGGCTATTTCCATGATGGAAAAAGAAGATGGAACTGGCAAGAAAATAAAGGTACAGCCCTGGACAAAAGAGCAGATCGACGAAATGCTTAAAAAATATAACGTCGATGTAAAGAAGAAAGGCGGCTATGACTATGTGTATGTAGCCAATATGTGCAAGGCTGATTTTCTTGGTTCCTCCATTCCCCATGATCAATATGCTGCTTTATACGTGAAGAACGTTTGCGACGATCCGGATGCTTACGATGGTATTGTGTTTACTCGTTTCTACGCTGATTGCATCGGTTCTGGAACGCCTATTATTTGGGATGAAATGATGTAAATATGATAAGAAGAGGCCTATACATAAAGAAGTACGATTGGCAGGTGCATATATTTTATCGTGTCACCTGCTATTATACGGAAGAGATCATAGGTTTGTTGAAATCAATAGATTGTCCGAAAGACAAGGCAAGAGAGGCTTACAATAATTTGGTGTCATGCAAACTTGATACCGGTGTCACGTACTCCAATTACAAGCTACGGAAATCTGTAATGGTCATAAGCAAGACTTCGTCCCCGGAAGAGTTTTTAAACTCCCTAAAGCACGAATGCCGCCATTTGGAGGATCATATAGCTACGGCATTTAAAATGCCTATAGGAGGTGAAGAAGTGGCGTATTTGGCCGGTTATTTAGGTAGGATGTTGTACGAGGATGTGCAGTTGTTTATATGCGATTGCCGCAAACATAAACGGGAAAAGCTATGCGTAAAGCGAATAAAAAAGAAATAAGAAAATTAAAAAGGGAGTCAGCCAGACTCGAGATTGACCGCCTGGTTGACTCCCTTGACTTTGAGCCGGTCAACTTCAATGAGAAGGTGTGCCGGCTAAGGAGGCTGATGTGCCTACTGTAAATTCGTATATTAACAAGGATTTATCAAATCTGTTTATCCGGTTCAATAAATTCGACATTACATTCCTTCATCAGTTTCTCAAATGTAAATTTGTGATATTTGCTCCAATAGGAAGCATATCCAACTCCTCGAGAGAAAAGTTCATAATCACCTTCACCTGTTTTCATTGCCTTGTAGACGTCACGTATAGGGGGGGGATCGTCCGGCGCTCTCCATGCTGTTATATAATCCACAAAGCACACGATTCCCATTCCTTCATCAAGTAGTTGTTTTAGCCGGGATTACTCCCGGCTGGTTTTGTAGGGTATCATATGCTAAATTTCTTTTTTTTTGAAGTTTTTACATCCCGGACAAAAGAATCCGGTGTCATCACCGGTATAGTCATCTATTCCAAGACGAAAGCGCAACGGACGTTTAAACTCGCATAGTTCCTCGTTGGGTTTGTTTTTCTCTCCTTCTTCTATCGGGCAGAAATGCACGCAGTTATCACAGAACTGGATTTCTTTTATCCGTTTCTCTGCCGCGGTAGGTTTGGGACGTACAAGCCAGTACTTTTCTTCCTTGATAGGACAAGTGTCGCAATAGTCTTTGTTGCCGTAATACAAACAATAAGATTCGCAAAACCATCCGGATATCTCATCAAGAAGTCTCTGTTTGATTTCTTTTTCTTTCACTTTCGTTCAAATCTTTTATATTTAAATTGAAACTTTTCATATACTCACAATCTCTATCACAAGGGCAATTATCATCATAGCAACTATCGTTGTGACTGTTCCAGCAAGGGCATTGCTTATGATATGCCTCTAATTTGGCTTTATCTCGAGCAGCTTTCATTTTAGCCTTAATATGATCCGGCAATGCTTCTTGTGCTACCGGATCGAAAGTGATACATTTCGTTTTATCCATAATGTTCAATTCCATTTTGTTATAGATTTACTTATACCAGCGTCCACCGCAATATTTACATACAAAATAATTCCCCATACTCATCACCTGAACTTTTTCATCCACGCATATACGGCACATGCAAATTTTATGATCGCCATCAGACACAGGTTCTAAAATCTTATCATATTCCCAGAAAGATAACTTGCCTTTAGCCGGTATTGGTTCGGGGAATAAAATAGGGTTAGCCAGCACCCAGTTCCACACGCCATTTTCGGCCCACAGCGAGGGGTGATTCTGAACGCAATCCACTATCTCGACGCTGCCGATGATTGCGCCTTTTGGCAAATCTTCATTATCTCCGTAAAGTTTGTCCTTGTGTTTGGAAACTTTCTTTATTTGCATTCCGTTAAGTGCGCTCCATCCCTCCTTAACTGAGGTCTTTGCTGCATGAATCAGCACTCTCTTACCTAAGTATTTCTTAGGGCAGCTCCAAGTCCTGTTTTCTATATCTTTCAGCCCGGACACGATAAGGCTTGCCCACGGCTGTTTAATTGTTATCGCTTTCATTTAACTTCTTTAATTCGTTAATTTGTTCACTGATAATTCTAATGCGTTCTTTGAGAGCATCTGATTTTCGTGTAGAGAAACCAATTTTGACATGTCGCATCGCATATCCAAAACCTCTTCTATTCAACATTTCAATTTCTCTGCGCTCTTCTTTATGCAATCTCTCTTCCAGGACGCTCTTTTTCTCTATAAGTTTTTCTATTTTATTCATATTCATTCCTCCGTATTAGGTAGTAAGTCTTCGATGTATGCCCAGCGCCTCCAATTTTTGGGACATTCTTCTACTAATGCTAGCATACTAACTTCAAAATCCTCCAAGTCATCTTCCACAAGTACTGGGAAATATGCTTCAGGTATATCTGTTATTGCATTGTGCCACACCGAGTTGATGCGCCATTCTGCACCTTTCTCGAATGAATAGGCAAACAGTCCTCTTGTTTCCTCCGGATCATGATCCCAACCTATCATATTAGCATGTTGGGTTGCTGCTTTTTCAATATCATCTCTTCTCATTTTTTCTTTTGTTAAATTAATATCTTTCGTGATTTGAGCTATTTCGACTCATTTATTTTTAAATTGAAATTCTTCCGGTTCCCCGCTATGATGCCTGAGAACGCTCACTACCATATATTCTTTGTTCGGAAGATTGAGTATCGCCCAGTCTTCCATTTCTCTACGGTCGAATCCTGTCTTAATTACACTCCATGTGTCTGATTCGTATTTCACTAAGACTTTAATCATATCTTTATTTTTAAAATTGAATTTTCTGTTGTAGAACTTCGTCTGCATAAAACTGATCGAAACTCTTGTCGCTTATCCACCAATTGAAGCCAAATTCCGCATCGGTAAAATTGTGATTGATATATCCGGCATCAATGAGTTTTTGAATTGTTTGTACCCATTTCCTACGAACATGAGGAAACCGCTTTATATCTTTCAGCTTTTGTTTTCGGTTTGCCATCGGGCAAAGAATACAACCTATTCGCTTATATCCTTCATCGTACAAAGAACAGTGTTCTATTCCATTTCCATTCAGAAAGCCCCACACATCTCTGTCTGTCCAATGGATAATCGGAGAAACAAGAATCTTGTCCTTACCTTTAACACAAGTAACCATCTTTTCTTTATGCTCAGAAAATTGGTCGAAGTTCCCGCTGAATTTACGGCCGCTAATCTCAATTTCTTCACGTTTGGAACGCTGCACACTTTCAGTTTTACGAATGCCGATCAAGGTAACTTTCCCTGCACCGGACATTTCTTTAAATTCAGCGCAACACCAGCGAAACGTCCTTGTTGGAATAAAGTGCTTCTTTAGAGCCATATCATAAACCGACATCGTTGGCTTTATCAGCTCTACATCCGGATAGTTCTGTTTCACAAACCGAATGACTTCCGGAGGGTCAACAGATGTAAGATTCATGTGAGCCTTAAACTTTACACCAGCCATCTTTGCGATGTGATAAAGTGCTTGACTATCTTTTCCACCGGAAAAGGCCAAATAAAAGCCATTCTCCGGATCATAATCAAGCGCCATCTTCTCGCACTTACGCAGCAGTGCAATGGAGTAGTTTATTTTGTCCTGTAACATTGTCTGTTTATTTGTTATGAATCAGATAAATATTTTATCAAATCTTCCTTAATACGATCAACTACTTTGTTTGAAGCCAAAAGCCTCGCTTGACCAATTGTTTCTATGATTCGTTATTTTATAATTATTATCTTCTTTCTTATTATTCCGTATCCAAACTATCTGAATATTCCTTTTAAGCCTCCATTAACAGCGCATATTTTGGCTTCATTTGATGGGTGTACGTATACATTGAGGGTTGTACTTATATCCGAATGTCCTAGAATTGTGGATACAGTTTTAACATCGACTTTATTTTCAATCAAGGTACTTGCAAAAGTATGTCGCAATCCATGAAATTTAATGCAATGATTTAACTTTACTTTTTCAAGAATAAAAATTCGATAATATGTACGTAAAGTTCGAGGTTCGATAAAATCCTCAGAGCAGGTGCAAACATAATAATCTGGCTTACATACGGCATAGAACTTTTTCACAATGGGTAAAATATTTTTAAGAATAGGTATGTGCCTATCTGATGAACTAGTTTTAGGAGCTCCTATCTCAACCACCGTCTTTTTCCTGTCGGTACCGATATTTCCAGGAAGATATATGCGCTCCATTGTTTTATTGACATGAATTGTATTGCCAACAATATCTATATCCCGCCACTGTAACGCACAAATTTCGCCAATCCTCATGCCTGTGCATATTGTTAATAAAATGCCTAAATTGCGAGGTGATGGATTATCCATAACATACTCAACAATTTTACGATATTCTTCTTGCGTGTAACGTTCTAATTTTGAAACGCCAACCTTATTATTGGTTGGCCAAATAACCTTCCAAGCTGTATCGGGAACATTGATGTCCAATTCGTCACCAGCGTAGCGAATAAGCATCTTTATGACTATAAGGATATCTGAGCAGTATTTCTTTGACTTAGTGCCTGAATCAAGAAGTTCATAAAGAAATGTTGTAACAATCTTCTTATTCATGGTCTCCACATCTGTAGATCCAAATCTAGGAGCCAGTATCTTTATATATATGAGCTGATAACAGCTTAGTGTTGATTCCTTAACTTGTCTTCTCTTGACAGACAACCATTTATTATATACATCATTTAATTTCATAATTCTTGTACTATTTTGGCATTAGTATCTGCTTTTATTATTTCCGAAAAGGAAAGTGTATCATCTTTGCGATTAAGAAGGATATACTTCTGCTTAACTTCTTTTGTTAATACATCCCCGTGATAAACATACCCCATAATTCCTCTAATCGATAAGTTTAAAAGAAGTATAGGAATTGATCTATCAGATAATTCCCAACATGATACAATATTCTGAGATGGGAAATGTTCCCAGGGTAATAATTTCGTACAACGTTGCCACCAATCCGCAATGATCATAGATCCATTTCCGGCAGTAGGTTCATGTATACTTCCGGTTTGAGATGTTAGCAATGAACATAATACTCCCAGAGAATTTGGTGTGAAGTCCTGTTTTTTTTGCTTTCTTTCAGATAAATCACTTTCGTAAACTTCTTGAAACCAGTCATAAGACAAATCGTTATCGTTCAGTCTAATCAATTCTCGGTATATTTTATTCCTATCTTCTAAATCCATATCTAAAATTTTAGTAACGGCATTAGGCAAATCCATCAGGTCATTTATTAAAAACACCTTAAATAAGTCGTCCTTATTCATATCGTTTATCGAGCCGGTTAAGAAATGTTTTATTATATTTTATTCTTGCGGAAAGCATTTTCTTAGAGATTCCTAGTATATATCCTATTATAGATTGCGGAAAGACGCCATTTTCCACATTATCAATTGTTGCCATAATCGCGCTTATTGCTAATTCGTACGCTTCTTCATTCGATACCTCCAAATGAAACTTGCAATAATTTTCTATATCTTTAATGTAATTCATAATAAATAAAGGACGTTCCTTTTTTTTCAGGCAATCAATTAGTTTTTCATACTCATTAACATCAAACGGATATCTACACTTTACACTCCCTCTTTTGTGCTTTTTATAAAAATCATACCTCTCCATCCCATCTCCGTTTTTATTGACAATAATATATTTAGGTATATGCAACGGGTTAATATTGTTTTTGGCCGCATAGATTAGGCGTTCACGTCTAAAACCGTGCCTAAGGCCATCATCCATTAATACAGATATATTAGTACAACGGTTTTCCTTATTTGTTTTTGAGTTGATTATTTTTAAATCAGGAGTGACAATATAAGTTGTTCCTGGTATAGTCATAAATTCGTTCATATTCATATTCTTTTTAATTTTTATCTTCTTTCTTGATCTTAATCTTATCAATCATCCTTTGATACTTAGCAGCCACATAGTCACAGTGTATTGCCAAATTCCTGTCGCGCTCCTTTTCGAGGCGCTTTATTTCTTCTTCTTCTATCCAATCTTTCATATTTCATCTTTTTTGTCATTTTTCGCATGATTCAAACGCTTTTTCAAATACTTCCGCCCTAAGCATATTATTTGCTATGGCCTGAAAAGCGTTTGCAATTTCTGGCAACTCATTCAAATTCACATGTATCTCTTTGGGGGTAAGTACCTCTGTAAGCTCCCTTGCAAAGTGCAGCATCTTATCCATGGTGAGATACCGAAGGGGATTGTAAGCCAGTGGGGCATATTTGCTTATGGCGGTAAAGAAATCCCGGATGGTAATTTGGGATGTCTGGCATAACATGTCCACCGTAGAGCAAATGGAAAGAGCTTTATTCAAATCTTCATGGCATCCGGCATTATGCAATGCCTGGCTGACGGTAAATCCATAGCGATCTATATGAGGCTTGATATCGTCCTCCATGCTCTGCGTAATGAGGGCCATGGCTTCCGCGTTTACACCTGCGATCCGGCATATTTGTCTGTTGTATGCGGCCATTTGGCGGTCCATGCTGTTGATCAGCATTTTGACCTTTTGGCGATAAAGTCCGCATCCCTTGATGTGATCGGAAAGCTGCATTTCGAAATTATACACTTGGTCGTTGACGAATAGGACGATATATGTCAGACTCGTAACAAGACCGCCGGTGTCCTTGTCTATTTCATCCCAACTGTTGTATTGTTTCATGGCAGTAGCTTCGCTTCTGTGCATCTTATCCATCTGTAGCCGGAAAACGAGATGCTGTTCGTGCTCCGGTCTATGTCCGCAATAATTCTTACTTTTCCTTTGTACAAGACTTTTGATCCGATCTTGCATTGGGTCCTGAATACATTGATTTTCATAATTCTATTACCTTCGACTATCCCCTGTTACAGGAATGATGTTAAACATTTCCTTCCTCCTGTCACGGATAAAATCGCCATACAAGCGTTCTATTTCATCCCCGTCAGCATTGGTTGTGACAAAAGTTTTTAATCCAGTAGTCTGCCAATAGCTGTATCGGATGTGCAGGATATGCTGCATGACGTTCAGTTCCGTGCCATAATACTTGGTCGGAATCGGCTCTCTGCCAAGTTCGTCAAAACACATTGGCACTGGTCCGGATGATGACCATCCTGCGTTATCCAGATACCGGCTAAGATCACCTGTTAGCGAGTAATCCGTTGTCACTTGGCTGCATATATAGACCCTGAACCCCATCCTAAGGCTCTTGAAATATTGGCTGAACACTTGCATCAATGTGCTTTTGCCTGTACCTACAGGGCCTTCCAGCCAGATGCCCTTTCTCCTGTCAAGCCGCCCTTCCTGGAGGTGGAAGTACAGGAACAGGTTGTTTACTAAGTCCCTGTTGCGCTCATCTATGCGGAATGTTCCCTTTGTCACCTGCTCGGCTACATGCAGGAACCACCGTTTGTACGGATCGAGATCGATCTTAAGGCTCCCCGTAGCGTTTTGGACCGGCGGATGTATGATTCCTCCTATTCCCTGCATTTTTTCTTAGGTTTTCAAGTTTGATACTTAGCCATGATGCGAAATGGATTTCCGCATCTTCCGGCGATTTCATTCTCACGTTCCGGCATGACAGCTCACGGAAAAACTCTTCCAGATAGGCGTGAATCTCGTTCATGCCGATATATTGCTGCCTGTGGATTATTTCAAGCCATGCGGAATCAGCGCATACGAACGCTTTGCATTCATCCAGTGGTTTGTCCACTTTTTCAGGGTGAAATCCCGGATGGTCCGGGTGGGAGAAAGAGCCGGAAGGCTCGCTTTTCTTTTCTCTCTCGATAGAGAGAGTTTCTTTTACTTTACTATTCTTTACTTTACGGCAATCTTCCTGAGTTTTTCGATATTCTTCCAGTATTTTTCGCGATTCTTCCGGAATAATGTCGTATTCTTCCGGAATTATTATGCCTTTCCGCTTCGCCCGGATACACATATCAATGTATCTTGATTGAATGGATGGTGAAGTAAGTACACTCCCATTAGAGAGCAGTTCCTTGCTGAAAAGACCCACAGCACAACAGTAGCGTACTATCTCATTCACCTTTGTTTCCTTCAATCCCCAGTATTCGGCTACATCAAAGGCAGTACTTTCGTCCCACACGAGGACACAGCCTCTTACCCGGTAGATCTCATTGAGTATATATTCGTAAACGGCAAAACCATCGCATCCGCAATCTTTTTTCAATCGCTTTATCCGGATGTCCTGGAACCTGTCGGAATCCATAGAATAGAAAGATAATCCTGTTTTCGCTTTAGCCATATCTTGATTTATCCATTGTTATCCAGTTTGTTGTTAATGATATAAAGATACTCATTAATATAGTTAGTTTATGGTTTAAATAATTGTGAATTAAATTTTTAAACTTTAGTTATCTATTCATAATCAATACCCAGTCTTATTTAATCTAAGCGATTCCTTCTCGTAACTAAGCAGGCTTCGAAGCGAATCCAGTTGATGCGTGCAAGAAGCATTGAGTCTATCCAGTCGGTCGACCAGATAGCATTCGTCTTCCGCGATACTGTCCAGCAAGGCATTCTGCACTTTGGCCGACAGGCAATTTTCTTTCGCTATCCGGATGATCATGTTCTGTATCTCGTCAGACTTTTTCTTCCGGAGTATTTTTTTTGCCTCTGCGAGCATTTCGCCGGTACGCATCATGTAGACCATGATGACGGATATGCGCTCTTGTATTTCCGCCGGATTGTTCGAACAGGTGGTGTTTAGATAATCGCTTATTTCTTTTATCTCTTTCTCCATCGTCATACGTTGTTTAAGTACTCATTCATAACTTTCATGAATTCGCCGATCGAACGGACAACGACATATTTGGCGCCGATCCGACCAAACTCAGCTTCGTATTCCTTCTGGTGTACGGATTGCCTGTTTTTTCCGGCCTTCAACTCGATCCCCATAAACGGGTGTTCTTTATTTGGATATAGCAAAATGAGGTCCGGGACCCCGGCTCTGACACCCATTTGTTTAAACTTCGCCGCCTCGACTGCATTGCGATAGCCTCCGTTAGGAACGTGTATCAGCAAGTGTCTGAGGTTCGCATATTGCAAATCGAACCATCTGACTATTGACTTTTGTAATTGATCTTCTATATGTCTCATTCGTAATCGTAATTATCGTATTCATCCGGTTCATAGTCCGGTATGTCGTATCCAAAATCCATCGAACTGTTTCCTTTCTCATCCTTCATCCATCGGTGTTACAACCGTGTCACGTCCGGTCTTGTCTACGATGATCTTCTTTCCCGATACGGTGATTTCCGTCTTACATCCTTCAGGTAGGGACTGGAAGAATTTACGGACGGATGGATTGTTGGCGTCGGCTGTTTTATCCGTATTTTTGTCATCTTCGGCATCATACGGGAATATATCCACGAGTGCGGTTTCGGTAACAGAAGCGATTTCGTAATCGGCCAAAGTATCCTTCATTCCTTTTTCCAGCACTTCGATAGCTTCTTTCAAATTGGAGGCTTGTGTCAGCATCTGTGCAGCTGTTTTCTTTTCAGCTCCGCTTTTCTCGTCGAGCGTAATAAAGTAGACTTTGATCTTATAGAAGCGGTCGCCATTTTCATTGAAGAATATCTCGGACAACTTTGCCCGCTTGATGTCTTTTATCACAAACTCACCGCTGATAAAAGGGGTTAATTCTTCAATGATACGTGCCTCTGCTTCTGTAAACGACAAGGCATCGACCAAATAGGGCTCCGTCACTTTCTTTTGCTTTCCGTCCTCCATTATCTTTTCATAGGAGACTTTACATTCAAACCAATTGTGCATCATACTCTATTTCTTTTAATTCGTTCAACCTATTTGTGGGACGGAGCGGAATCGAACCGCTCTGACGCATGGCTTATGTGACCACTCCCTTTCGTCCCAAAACTCCCCTCTGCATATCCTCACGGACGGCAAGGGGAAACTAACCTAAACTAATACCATGCAAAACATACTATTCGACTATTCCCAGACTTTCCAATCCGGAGTGTATTCGTAATCATTCATTTCAAGCTCCTTTCTAATTTACGGGCCATCTTCCTGCATCTGCGGGCTACATCCAGATCGACCGGCTTAGAGCAGTTGGCGTCTATTAGTACTTGCGACCGACTGAGCAGACCTATGATTGTTTTAACGTCTGTTTTACTTATCCTGTCTTCATCCTCAAGTCATGGAACCTCTATCTTGTCGAAGTCAATGCCGTGTTCGTTCATGAAGTTGCCGAGAGCGATAATATTTTCACGGGTTGTTGTGACCTTGAAGGCACGAGTTAGAAGTTCCGGCTGTGCCGGCACAGGCTGTTCTTTAGGCTGATCCATAAAAGAAGGTTGCCCATTCATCCTTTGATTAGCCGTATTAAAAGGATTGGGTTGGCTAACTTTGGGTTGTTCTGCTTCTACTTTCTTACGTGCTTCTTCCTGTTCTTTTCGTTCCTGTTCAGCTTTGATACGTGCTTCTTCTGCTGCTTGGGCACGTTCGCGTTGTTCCTTCAGACGATTAGCATACTGGATGGTATTGCCAATGTTCATCGTGTCCATATAGTATGTGCGAAGTACGTCAAAATCATCACCGCCAAAGCCTTTAAGCGTTTCAAGATCTTCGTCAACCTTAGCGAAAACCGTTTCAATGTCTGCTTGTACCGCTTTCATGCTTGTGGACTTGTTAAGCCATTCCAGCTTGAAGATTTTCCGAAAGTCGATCAGATTCGTATTTCCATCGTCGAAATAGGAACGGATAACGGCAAGTTTCTTGTCTTTATACTGCTGCTCGTTCTGCTTGACTACCGTGTCAATCTTGGCAGAGCATTCGCCAATCAATTTTACGGTTTCAGCCACAACTTCCTTGAACTCTCCGAAAGGTTTCATAAATTCCTTTTCGATTTCAAGACGTTTTGAGTTGAGAAGTTTGGCCGCCTTGTTGAGAGCAGCTTTATCTCTCTTCGCTTGGTCGATATTGTCATCGTTATAGTTAGATATATCGTACATGGGAAGAGTTGATTTTACCATGTCTCTGATTTGGATCGCATTAGTAGTAAGGCTACCTAATGTTTTTTCACTAACGACCAGTTCAAGATCGCTTTCTTTGATTGCTAATTGTGTGTTCATTTCTCTATATTTTTTATTAGTCCCATCCACCATTATTATACATGGATAAATCGGCAGAATCTAAATCCGTTTTCTGAATAGCTTCTAAAAGTTTTTTCTTGGTTTCCCGACACATGTCATAACCATAGCCTTTGTACCGGTATGTACGCTCCCATGTGCTGATTGGGAAAGGAATATTTTCGTCAATGACCAGCCTCTTCATATGAAGATGTTCGAAGAATTTCTCATGATAGAGTAGTTTGTACTCGTATGCTACTATACTTGCAGATGAGAATGGAAAATAATCATCTTCCTTTTCTTCGTATTTAGGCTCCTTATAGTAAGCCATTTTTGCCACAGTAAAGTCGAAGCTCCTGAGAATCTCTTCTGGCTTTCCGAACTCTGACTCTATGAACTCTACCCATACCTTTTCTCCCTCTTTCTGGAATGCGCATACCTTCTCATTCCTATACTTAAATTTCCATCCTTCTTTCTGATGTCTTCCTTCATTGAACAAATTAACAGCTTCCTGAAAATCGCTTTCACTTTCAAAGAAAATATCAATGTCTTTTACTCTTTCTCCGGAAAGGATATTCTTAAAACATCCTCCGGCAATGAATCCTTTATGACCTTCCATGTATTTGTCAAGCCATCTTATTTGCCCAAAATTGTCAGGTGTATTTTTCTGATAGTTAGTTTCCATTTCAATTAATTATTTTATCTATCATATCGTTAGCAAGGCGTATACGCCTCTCCATCTCCGCGAATATTTTTTCATCCGGCAGGATACGGACGATGTGTATCGGATCGGATTGATATGGATTATAGGCAATGAAATATACCTCTTTCGCCCCTGTACACATCATGTGTGCCATGCACTGGTAGAAGTATTCATATTTTACGCTTAATAGGGATGCGTTGTCATAAATCTCGTTCTTGTAGCGCATGAATGTTGCCTGGTTGGGACATTTTATTTCCAGACAGGACTTTATGCCGGTGTTCTCGTCGTAGTAAAAACCGTCTGGACTGCTGGCAAAATGTGGAATGGTAGGATGTTTGCACGAACCGACCTCCACAATATGCAGACCGGATATTTCGGCATACAGGTTGCGAGCATCCGCCTCTTGTTCGTTGCCCCATCGTATCGCCTTGCTGGTCACTTCCGTTTGCTTGAGATATTCGGCAAACTGGCTATCGTCATTAACGATAGCCGGATTCATTGCCCTTTCTGATGCTATTTGATATATGTAGCTTTTCCCTGTTTCAGAAAAGATGTCCGTGCGCCCGCTTTTCATTAGTAAGCCGACATTGCTGCCTGTGATATTCCCATGACGGGCGCGGAACCAAGCTATCGTATGCTGTGCTGCATTATCAATCATAACAGGGTTTTTTGTGAGGGTTGTTTACTATCCGTCTCTGCTTTTTCAACCGGGTATGGTTGCTGTTCTTCCATTTTTTTTTGGACGGCTGCTTTGCTTGCCAGATCGGCCAGCTTGTTTTTTGGCTTGATTTCTTCATATTCGACATCCTGTATGTCGTCAGCTTCTTCTTTAGTCAAGAATCCCATGCTGATTTCAGGACAGTACATACGTTGCCAGAATGCAGCAGCACGATAAGTAAGCATAAGGCTTGGCATTGTAACCCACTTGCTACCGGTTTTTGTATACCATCCTTCCTTAATTGCCGTTTCAATCGTTATAGGATCGGATTCAAGTGTCTCCCCTGTAGAAAGTTCAGTTGCGTAGGCAATACATTCAATGTTGTCAACATCTGTACCGTCAAACTCTTTTACCACTATGGTATTACGCTTAGCAACATTATCCCAAACCGTTTCGTTATATTTGATCTTTCCGACCTTACCGAGACTTCGTTTTCGGTATCGTAGGGATGAATATTTACCACTCATGTTGATGGTAGCAATAAGGAATTTGCTCGACCATGAGGGGTTGCCCTTGACAATGTAAAGGTTTTGCATGACCATCAGCGAATTCACGCCCATACGTGTTGCCATATCAATCGCAATCACACAGTTGCCAACATTGCCTTTATAGGCTTCTGGTACGATTGTGCTTTCCGTGTACATCTTTGCCATGCGTTGCATGACCTCGAACTGTTTCACCATCTGTCCGACCGGAGTAAGTGCAAATTCGGCTGCTTGCTTAGCTTGGGATATTTGCAGTTCTGTTGTTTGATTTTCTTGTCCCATGTCTTTTATTATTTAAAGTGTTTGTGGATGCTAGGGAATCGAACCCCTTTCTTCCCCGGTCGGGGACGCTTTACCATTAAGCTATGCGCCCTGTTGCCTGCCTTCTGGCGGTAATTGTTCCCGGATAACCTATCAAAGTACACCGGGATGTTGTTTGAAATAATAAATAGAAACAAAATAACCGGTCTCTCACCGGACACTGTCCTTTAACAGCGGAGTTGATTAATTAAACATTGATTATTAATACTCACCCTACCGTGCTCCTGCCTACCGGACCATTGCAAATGTCAAGGTCTACCACTTTCAAGATTTGCGGTTGCCGATCTGAGGCGAGGTTTACACCTCGGATGCTTATTCCTTTCGTGATTTGAGCTATTCCGACTCAGTTCTATTTAAAATTTCATCTTTTCCAATGCTTCTATCTGTTTTTTCAAAGAAGCGATCTTTTTTAATCTCATCTTCTCGGCTCTTTCCATAGCTTGTTCTCTTGTCCTAAAAGCTTCTTTACCTAAAGAATAACTTGAAAATTCCCCTTTCACGTATGCTATTTCATATTCATATCCATAATCGCGTATTTCCGCTTCTTTTTCCAATATGCCTTTTGTTAAGGCATATTTAGTTATAAAAACTTTTTCCATACTTTTTATTGTTAATCAATACTTCTTTCCGTGCATTACAGGTCTGAGTGTGTTGTATTTTATCTTCTGGTCAATATGCCAAAGAAGATCAATACCCAATATATCAGCATGTAAGAATATTGTCACTATAGATGATCTGACAACATCTTCAATACTTTCTCTGCTTGTTAAAAGAGAACATAGGCAGAATATTCTTTCAGTGAAGCTCATCTCTTCAATCTGAGATTTCCAACTGATAAATTCAGGGGTAATATTGAATTTATCGAATAGCGGTCCTTGTAATTCGGATAAATCAATCTTGCGAAGTCCCGCGAGATCAAGTAAACATATGGTCACATCGGAAAGTTCCTCTTCAACACTTCCTTTAATATCGGCTCTGTAAGCTTTCAGAAACCAATCGTCCCGAACAATGCCTTGATAGGCATTTTTTATGCAGGTTTCGAAGCCTATCATATTGGCTCTGCTATCATTTCTATCTGCTTCAACCGCTTCCATCAGTTCGCTGATAACAAGACAAAGGAGATGCTCATTGCTCCAGTCGGCATCGTGAAAACCATGATCTCGTGCAATTTTGTATGCCCGGTCGCGGAGTTCGTTTAAATTAATTGTACTCATATTGGTGATTACCTGTTTAATGTTGATACTCCCCCATTCCCTCTGATTCTGTTTTTCTTCTACCGACCGAACACCTCTTTGAATTTGTTGTCTAAAGCATTAAGTATTCTAACCCTTATTGTCGGATCACAACTTATATTATCAATCGAATAGATTCTAGCGAGAAGCTGTTCTCTTGAACCGCAGAAACATCCACAAGTATAAAAAGGAGCAATTTTGGGGTAATTGTGTTTATACCACATATGATTAGTCCCTTTTACCGCCACATAGTTTTTAGTGACTACGAAATCGTAGGTTGTTTCTTTATAACCCGGTGTGTTAGGGTTCCCGGCAGCGTTACGGCGGACATCCCAGTTGCTATCCTTAGCCAGTTCAGTTAACACTTCTACCGGTGTGTTAGGGTTCCCGGCA